CTTAAAACTATATTCTTCTAGGAAAACTTTTACAGGTTTCTTGCAGACATGGCAATCAATAAATATAGGATCGCTCCATTTCAAAAATTATACACCTTTTTGGCTTTTGCCATCTTTCTACCCTTCCAGAACAAGAAGCCTGTAATTATGAATAGAAACAAGGCCATCATAAAATATTGCCCTGCTACTATAGCCCAAGTGACCATGCCAACATAGGCGAACAACAAACCAAAAAACATGGTTATTACGCCTAGGAATATTACTGCCCCACCTGCAGCTTTACCCATATTGTATTATCTCCTTTCTTGCTATTTTCTTTATTGGTTTATACACGACGTTAAACCAATCGCCATAGTCCTCAACCAGATACCCAGCGTCCTTTGCTGAACCCTTTATCTCACTTGCACCCTCTCTCTCAACCAATCCCATAAATTGGCCGTCCTGTAAATACGCTACTGCTTTCCCTTCGTCAAACTTTTTGAATTCGGTCATATTTCTCTAACTATACTATACACTGGCCCATATTTATGTATTTATGGTAATCCTTATATTGTCTAACTATGTATTAGTGTATGATGTCAAATCAAAAGAAAGTAAACCGAACGAAAGTGACGCTCGAATTACCAACAAAACTATACATCAAAACCAGACACTATGCAATAGATCACGGCTCAAATATGACTGAAACCGTGATAAACGCATTAGCCAATTACTTGGAGGGGCTAAAGTAAATGATGCAAAGACCATGCAAGTATTGTGAAAACGGTCAAGAAGTTATGATGGAAACTGGTGCAGATGGTAAATGGATTGTAACCAACCTAGATGGAACGCAACACAGACACGTTAAGGCTTCACAGGGCACATCGTTAACACAGACGCCCAAGATAGCATCAACGGCAGTAACAAACCAGACAGCTAGAGAAGCCCAAGAAGAGCGCAATAAACAAATCACTCTGGCACATGACGAAAATATTCTAGCGTCAAGAAATCTAACTGAGGCCATCAAATACCTGACACAAGCAATATCTAACTTGGCAGATATTACGAGAGCAAAAACTGAGGGATGGAAGGGGAACACAGAAAATGATGGACTTTGAAAATCTCGATAGAATCAATAGAGAATTAGAGGGCCTTATGAAAGGCCGTAGAAAAACAGCAAACGAGCATCTTCCAGAAACCGAGCAAACTACAATTGATAACAGAACTGACGCCGAGAAACTACGAGACCAGGTTTGGGATGAGTATTTTTACCTCAGAAAAAACAAAATGTGTTCCAGATGTGGTAAATACCACAGATACGATATAGCAGAAAGAAAGATACCGACTAGCCAGGACTTGAACGACCGCTATGGCTATGACTTTCACCTAATCGAATACAAACTAGAAAAGAAAAGCGTTGTAAACAAAAACTCTTACCATGTAGAGTGGGGAAATTTATGCAATAAGTGCAAAGCACATGTAACAGGCGTAACCCCTAACCCATTAGGCGCTTCATTGCTTGAAGTAGAGCGCGAGTTACGCGAATTGAAAGAAAAAGAAAATATCAGACGGATGTTTCAATCTGACGCCATTAGGGAAGCATCTAACAAGTTACGAAAGGATACAGAAAATATTGCCAACGAAACCAATACCGACAATGACAAACCCAAAAACAATCATAAACGGATTAGACGGCCTAGAGTTGGCGTAACAACAAATCCGAACGACGTGGAAAAAGAGGCGTAAGCGGCCGCTTACCTAGCCATAGCAGTGAGAGAAATATGACCGAAGGTAATACGTCAAACCAGAATAAAAAAGTAACAGATGTTTACAACACGGAAGAATACAAAGCCCTACTAGCACAATACGAAATTCAAAAAGAACGTATCAGCGAATTAGAGGATATAGTCAAAAGAAACTTACGTTTCGAGAAAGCAACGGAAATGCAACGAGATAGCAACGAAACCGAGCCTATAGAATTTCCAGCAAACCTACTAGCTAAATTTTTTCTAGCTGCTAGAAACGTCAAACATCGGGTTAAGCTAACCCTAAATAGTGATAATATTGTTGAAAGTTGGATAATAGAATGACAACAAAAGTGAGAGAACACCAAACTAAATGCGGTAGCTGCGGTCAAGCGGTCAAGGTGCAGATACACCCACTAGCCGTTCGCTATAGTAATTTAGATTCTAATAAGGCGCATAAATGCAAATGAGTAGATGTCCATGGTGTAAAGAAACGTTCGAGTGGAGAACCGACTTAATGCACCATCGTTTTACAATTCATTACTTTGACGAGATGGAAAGCGAGTATAGGCAGGAGTTTGTTGAGGCGTAGTGGTTGGTTGGCAATGAAAGCGAACGACACCTTAGATATAAAAGGAAAGTGGCCAACGTTCTGCGAGATAGGGGGTTTACGGTTTTCGGAGATACCGATGATGAAGTCGCTATTTACAGGGATGACAATTCGCCACCTTATTTTATCGATGTCTGTGGATGCAGTGACACGAGAATTATTGCTGTCGAAATCGACGGATATAAGGGCCACTCGTCAAGACGTAGAATATTCTACGACAAGCATAGGACAGATGAGATCAAAAAGCTCGTTAATAATATCGAGCTTTATCGATTCGCGTTCTTTCAACTGAAAGACACTAGTGACGAATTAATTGCAGAAGAATTGGGATTAGATTAGATCCATATGACAAAAAGAAAGCATAGAAGGTTTGTAAGCGGTAGACGTGACCTAAAACTAATTCAGTATTTGGTGCTAAAATGCATAGACGAGAGCGCAGAAGACGGGGTTAAGGGCCGTGATATAATATACCGCTGCGAGCTAAACTATTACTATCTTAACCATGTAATTGATACGCTGCTAGAGATAGAGGCCGTCTATACCGTCAACAAACTAGACTCTAACCGAAACTATACAACATATTTCCTAACAGAAAAAGGTCATAACATATACAAAGCATTAGAACAGGAGTTAGCAGGACTTGGAATTAGACCAGAACTTAACAATGCGCGCGTCTAACTACGTAGGCGCTGATAATTGCAGTATAGTCCAGATAGTAGACGGTGAGGTTACAGTATTTGGACACCGCATTTATCTAACCGAAGACAACGAGATAGACTATAGCCAGAACAGCGTTACATTCTACGAATTCGACGGTGGGACATACTCACTAAACCAAGCGCCTGAATCAGCAACATCATGCAAAACTATCAAAGTCGGCCTAAACATAGCATTCGACATATTCCAAGCATTCAAGGAGATAATAAAAATAAATGAGCGAAAACTATTTCGATCCTTATCGTAGTCGCACTTGCACTAAATGCAGAAAGAATGTAGGCGTCCACGAAATTAATTTCGGTGTGTGGATGTGTGCCTACTGTTATAGACAATACCGATCTGACCAGGATGCCCCGCATACCAACTGGTCAACGCGTGAAACGATAGACTCACTCACAGAAGCCGTATACTACCTCAACTATTTGCACAAAGACAAACCATACGTAGGCAATCAAATCTATCGAACGATTAGAGGCAATCAGGGAACAGTCTGTTATGTAGTAGCGCAAGACTATCATGTGATTGACCCATTGGGCTTGTCATGGGATAGGCGCTTCTGGTATTTCGTGTTATACAATCGCAACTACCTAAACAATCCGACAAACTTATTCGAGCGAGCTTCAATGTATAAAGGCATGTGGCAAACGGTGAGAAAAAGCGTTCTGTTAGACGCTGTGCAACAATATAACACATCAAGCACTAACGGAGATAAACGATGTTCATGTATAGCAATTGTCATGAAAAGCAAAGCAGTTTGGTATATCAATCCAGCTTTGATGTTGAAATTCAGCGAAGAATACGAAACCGAGCGAATACCATACAACGAGACAGCACCAGAATGCTCTATCCCACTAGCAAAAGAAAACATAATATCAAGCCATGACCCCTTTCCCTCAATTCCCACAAGCGCGTTATAGTAACGGCTTTCGCTGGTGCGGTAGGTGCGGTGAATGGCGTAAAGTTGACAAGCCCAAGCAGTTAGCCGTTCGCTGTCCTGATTGCAACTATATGCTAAGGTCAGGTGCATTGCTGCAAAACAGAAGACATTCAAAAGAGTTTAACAGGATCTAACCAAAATGGAATATTATAAACATGGAAAAAAAAGATGTAGTAAATGCCAAATCTGGTTTAAGCGAGGAAGTGTTAGCGGAATTAAATGCCCATTATGCGGTTTTAGACTCCGCCTTAAAAGCCATAAACCAACCTCACCCCAATTCCGAGAAAAAAATAAAGCAAGACGGAAATTGTGGGCCTTGGGTTTATGACATGGAAGGCCTACAAAACTGGGTTCATCATTATACCGAACGCAAACGGCTAAAATGTCCCTGTTGCAAAGAGGAAAGCAGTGATAACGGCGTGCGGTTTATTTGCACCGAATGCCTAACAGAATACCAATACCACGATGAATTGTAAACGCTGCCTACATCCTCAATGGACTCATTCAATGTTCGACGGTATTGGTGAATGCCTAGCAGTTATTCACCCAGATCCCAACAACTATACTGAAACCGAAACACCAGACGGTATAACCATAGAATGGAAAGACAACGTGCTACATTGCAGTTGCCAGGCCTTTGTTCAACCTTAACTTTTTTGTTAAGAAATAAAACAGCTTAACTAATTAATCACATTAACTAGATATTATCTATACAATACTTTTGAAAAAAACTCGAGTGGCCCCCACCAACGTGCCCCCACTTACAGGGCCTACCTTTCCGGTGGAAAAATCCCTAGAGAACAATATACAAACATATTAATATGATTAATTAATTAATTAGTTTTAATGAGTATGTTATTAGGAACAAAAAGGAAAGGTAGGCATAGGGGCGGCAGGCCAAAAGCGGGGTTAGAATACGACAACTCTGGCAGTGTGAAACATCACATACTGGTAGACGATGAGTTTTGGGCCATGATTGAGGTAGAACGCAAGCCAGAAGAGACAAACAACGATTGTTTATGGCGAATATTCAGGAATAGAACAGAACAGATAAACAACCTACGAAAAAAAGTTGATGCCCTCGAATTCCAAGTATGCCAAGAGGAACAAACTAGAGCACCAGAGGTTATTAGGCTTTGAACGAAAATAAAGGTTTGCCTCCTGGTATTGCCAGGATCGATTGCCGGATTTGTGGCACTGTTAGATTTGTTGAGGCTAGGCAATACACATCAGGACTACCAGACACATGTATAAAGTGCTCAAAGGTAAGCCACTAAATGAAATGCATTAACTGCGGCCATGAACATACAGACCATGACTATTTACTACAAGGCCCACAATTCCAAGAATGCAGATTATGCGATTGCCGGAGAAACCTACTAACAGGGGTTTGGAACGGTGATAACGGCTTTTTAGAAATGGCTGACTTATCAAACCTTGGTGATAACAAAGATGAGTTTTGATTTCGACCCTTGGAGTATGCTAAAGAAGATCAACAAATACGATTCATGGCTTTCTGACAGACTTTGCGAGTTAAACGACAAGCAAGAGAGTGAGCCTTACCAAATATTCAAAAAATGCAGAGAGAAATATTATGAAGTTTTAGGTATTTCAAAACAAACAGATAATGACGATCACCAACAAGAACAATTGTATGAGGATGAGAGTATGAGAACATGGGAAGAAAACCAGGGGATGCATGACGATTATTCATGAATCCCAATTTTTCTAAAGCAAAAGATATCTACTTCAGGGGCATAGCAATCCCAAAATCACCAAACGCTAGGCCAACAGAAGACATAGACAAGGACTCAGAATACGCTAGATGTGTAAGGCTTGGATTATGTTTCAAATGCAAGCGGGAGGATGAAAACCCACAACATAGGCCCAAAAGCGCAATATTCGCCTATTGCCCTGAATGTATGGAAGCACAAACACTAGGCACTGAAAGGCTAGTGCTAAGGACTCAGAACGAAGTTAATCGATGGTTTTATTAGAGATTAAGAGATACAAGTTTAGAAAGGATAGATATCAATATAAACAACCATACTGTTAAGAGAGCAATGGAAAACGTCGATAACGGCGGCTTTAGTGAAGCCGTATACTGTGGAAAATGTAGAGTAGAAGGTCGAGACACCCTTCTATTTTACAGCAATCCACCAAAGCCAACCGATACATGGACTAAACGACTATCGAATAAAAAAGACTATCGTTGCAAAGATCACGTAAAAAGTGACGGTCGTTTGTATGTGCACAGCAAGAAAAATAAGAAATTCAAAGAACGTCAGGACAAGATAGAGGAATACAACAGAAACAAAGTCCTACAATTCGAGAAAATGTGGATGGATGAACGTGTAATAAATCTATCAGAACCGAAACGCTTGATGGAAGCATTCAGGCTATACAATATTAGAGGCCAAAAAGATCACGAAGGCTTTACAGCAGAAGAATTAACAGAGGTAATAAAATCAGCAGAGATAGAATTTAGTGTATCAGCCTTTGCAGAGAAATGGGATAGAGACAATGCAAATACAATTACCAGATATCAGCGAGAGCTAACAAAATCCGAAATTGTTAGAGCATTACTACCATTTGAAGCAGACATAAAAGAAGGCAATCGCAGGAGAGTAATTAATTCCACACGTGGAACGATTGAAGTAGCAAACAAAATATATGAACACAATGGCGTATACGAAAAAATTGTAACAACGCCAGGATACCGTGACCCAATGGGTAACATAGCACATAGATTCCACTTACTAACAACCGAGGAAACGCTTAGACGTAGAGAAGAAAAGAAGAAACGACAGATAGAGTCAATCAAAGCAACGATAGAACGCGAGGCAGTAGTTCAAGAAAAAGCCTATAAGAAGCTTCAAGAGGATGGAGGCAGCACTAATACTAGCAACGCATGAGTAATAATACTACCAAGAGGAAGCGTAAACAGATGACAAAACAACCAAAACAAAGACAAAAACAGAAAATAATTCAGCTAACACCAGAAGAAAATCAGGACAGAAAACGCCTCATAGCCCTTGTATTAGTAGAGGAATTAAAGCAAAATAAAGACGCAAGCGATACAACCGCTAGGTCAATAATAGTAAAACGTGCAAAAGAATACGCTAGATATTGCGACCCTGTTTCAAAGGTAGCTAGAGAGTTATGGAAAGAAATTTCTAAATCGAAAATATGTAAAAGAGCAAATTTCTACAGGGCTTTACAAAGCCCAGAATTTGAACAGTTCAAGGATATGCAGAATTCAAGAAATGCATCAGGTAAACATAGTTTCCGTTCTACTAGTAGAACGAAAGTCCCTAATTCTTCCCCTGTTGTCGAAACAGAGACTAAACCAGGGACATACGCAAAACCAATACCATCGTCAACAACCACAACCGAACAAACAATACCACAGCATACGCTAGATGCACGTAAGGCAATAGACGAATCAAATGAAATCCAATCAGCATTAGGTAAAATCGTCAAATTACTATCGGGCGAGCTAACAGAGGAACAAAGAAGTAAACGAGATGACGAGGATATAGGCAAATCAACACAACGAAAACTGGTAGAACAATCAAGAGATCATTTACGCTTATTAGTCAAAAGAATACCAGATGGTCATTTCAGGTCTATTGAAGTATCAATTGGATGGGCTAGCCTACTAATAGAGCAATTTGAGGAAGCAATTACTAACGAGGCTATTATCAGAAAACGAACAGAATCAATGTCAGGAGTCTAGCTAACTAACTAATCATTCACCTTAACTTTTTTATAGCATTAACAAACCAAACTTATTCGTGTTAAATTTAAGCAAAACGATTCTTTTTACAATAACAATTCTACTCCTATCAGCACTAGCAATAACACCAATAGCGACAAAAGCCATAACAGTAGATCAGCGAGTAGCATACGACAAACAAAAAAACTGTGCAACAGACACGGCTAAACCACCAACAATGGCCGAATTTCCAACAACCTTTAACTGCGGCCATGTGACCTTTTTCCCTAATGGAACAACTCTAAGGCAATACACACTGATTATCGAAGAAAATCACAAAATCCCGATAACTTTACCAGAAGACACTCAACAATCAATAATGTTCCCTGGTTGGACGTTTAACGCGTCAATACCAGGCCCAACGCTACGAATGACAGCAGGAGATCACATCCAGATAAAAGTAATAAACAAGGGAACGATGCCTCACTCTTTCCACATGCATTCAATTCACCCTGGTAGTATGGATGGCGTCCCGATTGTTTCAGGTGATTCAGGCTTTATCTCACCAGGCAAATCTTTTACCTATGTTTTTACGGCTAACCCAGTAGGCATATTTCCCTATCATTGTCATATGCCCCCAGTATCGCAGCATATCAACAGAGGCTTATATGGTGGTTTAATTATCGACCCACCAGCAAACGCAGCTAGGCCACAGGCTCACGAAATTGTAATGTATTTGAATGGTTACGATTTAAACATAAAACAGCCAATATTTCCAAGATTTCCAACAGTTGCAGAGGCTAACGCAATGATGTCTGGTAATGACTCAAATGCAAGAGACATATTTGAGAAAATAAACAACGAGCACGATAACGCCGTATACACTGTCAACGGCATAGCAAATTATTACATGCATCATCCAATACCAATAAAGCTACATGAACCTGTCAGGATCTATATGTATAACATGTTGGACTTTGAAGAAAACTCCTTTCATTTGCACGGTCAAGTATTCCAATATTACCCAAGTGCAACAAGTAAAAGCCCAATGCTTACCAGCGACATGCTCGTTCTCGGTCAAGGCGACAGAGGCCTTATTGAGACACAATTCGACTTCCCTGGTAACTACATGGCACACGCTCACTTCGAGCAAGTCGGCGCGCGAGGATGGTCAAGTTTATTTAGTGTCAAGTAGTAAAGGCACAGAATGAAGGCAAAATATCTATTAGCAATTGGAATAATTGCAATCCTGGCAACTAATCTAATTGTCGGCTATAGTATAGGTAGAATAGTAAAAGCAGCATCGACAAGCGACAGCGCAATAATGCCTAAAGGTGATATAGGCCCTGGCACTAGTGGCAATGCAGTTTTGCCAAATGAAAACGAGCACTTGCAATCAGTAGGCTCAACCGAAGCACCAACCAACAGCACAGTAGCAAAATCACTAGTTGTAACAGCAATTCCTGACAAACCCAGCATATCAGTAGGCAAACCAGAAGTAATTCACGTCAAAGCAGCAATGGAAAACGGAACAGGCCTATCAAACGTAACCATCAGAAGCATGATAATTGACTATGTAACATCAAAGGAAAAAGTGTTGTTAGGTGGAAAAACTGACAAAAAAGGTGAGATAGACCTAACTGCAAACATTGGCACTCACGCAAAGCCTGGTCAGTTTTTAGCCCTGGTTAACGCTACAAGCCCAGACGGTCAGGAAAAAGGAGTATCAACAGGTTTTGTTGTAACTGATAGTAGTGTTAAATCAAGTGGTTCTGGAAGCGGTAGTAGCGGCGGCGGCAGTTCTAAAGATAGTAAAGGCCATTGCAGCGGTTCAAGCTGCCGATAACCTTTTTTAACATACAACCATAACCAATATTGACCCAACAAATGAAAGCAATCATAGCGGGAATAATCGCAACAATAGCATTCGTAACAATGGCATTTTCAGCAATAGCAACAAACACGGCAGTAATAGCACAGAACCAAACACAGACACAACCAACCACAACAACTTCAAGCATTACAGGAGGATTTGCTAATATTCAAACAGTGCAAGATGACAAACATATTGTTATAACTGTAACAAAGTCAGGTGAACCAACTCAAGGCCCTGTTATTGTCGTTCCACCAGGCCCAGAAGGTGGGAAAAATGGCACGATTATAACACCAGGCGATAACCAAACCAAGAACAACAACAACACTACAAACACTAAAGGCAATTCAACACAAAATGGCAACGTAACAATCATTGACCAAAAAGGTAATGTCACAGAAGTTCAAAACGGCAATGTAACACATGTCAACAATGATACGGTAGTTGTAGCGCCTCCAAGTGAAAACGTAACAACGACTAAAGGCAACGTCACGGTAATAGCACCAGATAACCAAACAGTAACAACAACTCCTGGTAATGTCACAGTCGTAGATCCACCAGTGCCACAACCTCCAATTCCAACATGCTCATGTGCACAACAACAGCAGAACCAAACAGGCAATACAACGCCTCCAAACCCACCTTATCCGATAATTAACCCAAATCCGATTAACAATACCAACACTGGCAATAACAGCAATAGCAATACTGGTAGTAACGTTACTGGCAATAAAACAGGCTAGAACTAAATAATCCCTCTTTTTTTCAAATTGTCGCAAGAAGGTCATGAACGCTGTATAGAAATTGAACAATTTCAGAAGTTACAGGAATTACACGATAATCAGAAGAAAATTATAGCAAAGCTGCAAGAACGAATATTAGAGTTAGAGCAAGAAATTAAAGATCTTACACTAGATAAAGCAGATCTACCGTAACTATATTAAGTAATGCTAAATATCATGATCGCTATATAAACACTGATACAAGTATGTATTGTCAGCCTATCATGAATAGCTGCGAAGACCATATCTATGAGGATATTGTTTACTTCCTACGTAATGAGTCAGCCAGCGAGTCCACCAGATACAACTCAATTAATGCACTCAACGAAGAAATCTATCCTGATCAGACCAACAAGTGAAAGCGACCTAAACGATTTCATTTATATCAGTAATTACAAAGCAGGAAGAAAATTTAGGGACGCGTTAACTAGGCTAAGCCAACGATACAACTTTTCATACAACGACTATAAAAGAAACCGGATCTCTATATCACTAGACTTTGCCGGAATCCAACAAAACAACCAGGCACAAGCCCAAGAAAATAAGGGCTAAACCAAAACTACGAGTATCCAGAATATGCCTAACATGTCATAAAGTGTTTCAAAAGCCGCCACGCATCACATACAAACAATGGAAAATAACAAAATTCTGTTCAAAACGCTGTGCATCACGCCATAGATCGCTAGAATAAAGTAACCAGCTAAACTAACTAACAAAACTAGCACTATGACACCAACTAATAAAAATCAGTAAACAGCAGATATTATACGGTTTCTAGTGTTAGAACATCAACAACATAAGGAAAAACTGCTAGAATCGCAAAGAATTATTCAAGAAAATATAGACAAGCGATATCTGACAATTAAAAAATGCTTTGACGAGAACGATAAGAACGACAAAACCATCATTAGTAACTTCCAGCAAATAGGCGCTGACCTAGAGGAATATTTCAGGTTATCATATGAACAACCAGATTATCAGATTAGTTGCATATGCGAATATATTATCAAACATTGCAAAGCCAGAGGATTTACACAAAATCAATATGAATATGTGTATGATGCATTCAGCGGCCCACAATATGCAAAATATAAACGCACTATAGATTTAAGTTCTAGTGGATCTCTGGACTCCTCCCGAAAACGTAAAGAAGATTCTTCTGTAAGACTATCATTATTCAAATCAAAGCTGAAAGAAGCCTATGATCTAGTGTCAGAAGTTGGAGTTATCGAGAGAGACGATCACCAAAAAGTTTGGGAAGTTGGCATGGATTTCGTAGATTCATACGAAAAGAAAATCGTAGCAAATAACATACCCATTGCCAACTCTAAACAAACAGATGTATACGAATCCGGTAATGACGAAACCAAGAACAAAATAACATATCCAGAAACAAAACCAGCTAGAACCAGATTGGTTGAGGCAATCGAACGCCATAGCAAAGTTCTAGCAAAAGTAGCTAAAATTGTAGAATCAGAAGGCACTTTTCACTTGGGAACAGGCACACAAATGCTAACAGACGAGCAAATTAATAAGATGGCCGATGCTTGGGATACAGTCACCGAATTATTCGAGCCAGTATTGGATCGAAAGTGGAGGATGGATCACCTACATTGGTTTAACATCATAAAAGTAGCCGATGAATGGTTCAAGCATACAGGGGCAACAGCATCAAAGGTGCAAGACTATTACGGCCGCTGGCGATCAATAACACGCGAGCACGTAGGAGCCAGGAAAGAAAATATGCCTCCATTTTTCAACAAAGTAATTGAAATGATGCCGCATTTATCGCTATTCTTCTCGATCTGGATGTCAAACGTTAGAATAAAACAAGGCGCTGAATTCTCAACCGATTTAGGCCCCAAGCTAAGCGAGCAAAGCATGAGGTAAATAGGTAGGTAAACCAAAACTGGCAATCCGAGAATACACAAAACAACAACGACAAGACGTAACTAACCTAGTCCTATTCTGCAAACTATCCAGAATGACAGTAGGCGAAACACAAAAAGCAGTATACGAAAAGCTGCATCTACAAATCTCAGAGGATTGGATTAGCCACATACGCGGCAAAACCAAACAAGGAGCTTTGCAAGTCTTCAAAAAGCTGCAACAAGACCAATACGAGTTTATACTCACCTATATGGAACGTATAGACGAAGTAAAAACCATGCAAGAACATTTCTGGAACGATTTCAAGCTAATTGAAAATCCAATAGATAGGATTAACAGCCTTAAAGAAGCCAGAGAATTAACCGTGCTGCTAACAGATTTAATCGAGCACTTACCAATAATAGCAGGAGTCAAAGTTACCAGCAATGACGTTACCGAAGCACAAAGACCTAGCGGAACAACAGAGGAAGATCAAGGAGCAACAAGCCAGAGAATATTCGGCTAACGATCCCAACCTAACAATATTTCATAATAAACCATTCTGGATTGACGATATTATACAGCATGAGATCGAGTTCGATAGAACCGCTCACCAATGTTGCTTTAACCATATTGTGGGATTGCCTGAGAAAAACGGCAAACCACACCCAATCTACGACTACGAGCAAGAACTATACAAATACCTCAAAGTTTACAAAAATCTATGGGTCAAAAAATCAAGAGGATTGGGACTTACTGAATTCTTCTTACGGTATCTTACGTGGCTCTGTGTATTCGATAACCACTGGAACGGCTACCGAGCGTGTATCATTACAGGCCCAAGAGTCGAACTAGCCCAAGAAGAAATCCTTCGCATAAAAGGAATTCTACAACCCAAGTTCACAACCTTCCAGAGCAACAAAGACACGGTAATAATTAACGGCGTAACCATACAAGCTTTCCCCAGTAATGCCATGTCGCTAAGAGGCTATGCTAAAGTATTCTGGATAATGCTAGACGAGGCTGATTTCTTCCCAGTGCACCAACAACACGAGGCTCGCGCTGCTGCTGAGGGTTATAGGATAAAAAGCCAACCTTGGATTATCCTTGTATCAACTCCTAACAAACGTGGAGGAATATACGAAACCATAGAGAAACAAGACGAGCAAGAACACGGATATAAGAAACTAGAGTATTTGTATCAACGTGGCCTTAACAAAATCTACGACGCGGGAGAAATCGAGCAAGAACAAAAGAAAGGATACTTCAAACGAGAATACATGGGATTATACGACTTTGATACAGGCAATCTATTTCCGCTTTCTACCCTTGATAGCATTGAAGCAAATGGACGTAAATTGCTGGACTTTGAAACCGTTAATTATGCAACACACAAATCAATGGGTATCGATGTGGGCTATGGGTCAAGCAATACAGCCTTTGTTGTAACTGAGAAGGTCGACGGATACATACGCGTTATCTACGCTAAGCAATTCAACCGTCCAGTAAGCGAAGAAATGATAAACCTAGCAACTAACCTAATCTTCCATTACCAGCTAAACCAATACGGCAATCAGGTGTATGTTGATGCAGCTAACCCAGCTTTTATTCGCAGTTTAAAGATAGCAATAGGCGAATCCCAGTTCTATGAGCAAGAGTTGGCTGCCATGAAAAAGGAAAACAAATACTGGCAAGCAGAGGGCACTATGACAGTAATACCGATTCCCTTCTCAGTGAAAGGAGAAAGCATGTTAGAGAAAGTGAAAGAACTGTCAGACAAAGGGCTATTAGCTGTAAACCCTGATCAGTTCGAGGATCTAATGAGTGATTTAAGAACAGCACGAGTTGAAGGACGCAAGCTGCTAAAAGACAAAACATCCAGCCAAACATGGGACTTATTCGACGCACTCCGGTTATCATGCGAATACTACGATATGAATCCAGATAGAGATAATACTTACGGTAATACAATATCTAGGTGAGATAGCAAAAAGCAATGGGAACATTCAAGAAACATGAGGATACGCTAGACATTCAGATACGCACCAAGTTTCTAGATGTATATGGCAACGAAATGCCTGGTGTTATCGAGTATGACCCAGCAACAGGCATAGGCAAACGACTAAAGATAGATGCCCCACCAAGCAGCGGATTAACCGAATCATTCTTTCATGCTGGTGGTTCAATCGAATTAGATGGTCGCAACTTTGATGATACCAATCAAGACGATGATGTAATTCAAGCCATTAAAGACGTTGTTAAATCAAAGATCAGCAGATCAACAGATCCAACAGTTTATGACGAAATGGTAAGGCAGCATATAGACCAGAACCGTAAGAACAAGAATCCACCAAAAGACAAGAACCAGCAAGCCTTCGATAACGCTAAAGGCAACAACCCAAACAAACCACCAACACAAGCACCAGTATTCCAAGCAACAGAGAACATCAAGAAGAATGCTAAGGTAGTAATTGATTGGGATACTGGCAACGTATCAACAGATCCAGCAAACAAACCACAGAACGTATTTAGCGCAGATGAGGAAAGACGCAAACAAGATGCAACAGACAAACCAAGGCCACACGGCAGCAGTCAACTCTAATCCTAATCCTAACCCTAGATTCAAGATATTACCAGGCAATGCACTATTTGAGCTACAGTCAGTAAAAGCTGAATCAATAGATACAGTATTCACTTCACCAGAACCACCATACAACTATCAGCAACTAGAAGAGTTAGAGCAAATACTGTTACAACTTCCTAGAGTAGTAAAACAAACAGGTTCAATATGGGTGAATATGGGTGATGTTCACAACGATGATGGTGTGTTAGCGCTAATCCCTCAACGCCTGGTATATGATATGGTAGTAGAGCATGGTTGGCAGCTACGCAGCGAAATCATATGGCATAGGCCGTATCATTACCACTTGACTACAAAACCGATAGAACAACCAGACGCACGACGCTTTAGAAAAGAACATGAGTTTGTTTACTGGTTTGTCAAGGATGTAAAACAGTATTATTTTGACCCGATACTAGAATCCCTAAACAACAAGTCAGACGTTATAACAGCACCATACAGAGAACCAGAACCAGGCGTATTCGAGTCAGGCTTTCCAGATGATCTAATATGGCGAACAGCAATTAACACAACTCCCGAACATGGCCGCATTCTAGATCCATTTTGTGGCACAGGCACGACCGGAGTTGTAGCGTTAGAAGCAGGTAGAGAATTCCTTGGTATTGAAGCTAACCCATTGCTGATAGAAAAGATTAACAACAGGCTATCATTGACTATTCAAGAAAAATAATGGGTAAGTATGTTGGAGGCAACTATCAACAAGGCAAATTGTATTGTGCGTTCTGCGGTGAATATCGTAACCCAGCAAATGGCGAAGTTGTAACCAATCACGCAGGTAGACCTATTTGCCCTGAATGCGGCTATCAGATCCGGCTAAAAGGTAGATACTGGCATAGATACAACAACCCTAAACGATATTAATCACCAGGCCGTCAAGACTAGGGTTTATCCATACCATGAGGCCAGGCACTTGCAAAGAGAAATGTTTTAGGTTAGATTTCGCAATTCCTGTATTATTCAAACAACCGACAACGTTTTGGAGTAGTCATGTAAACAGATACAGGACAACAAAGCCGGAGAAAGACCAACACGGTAGACCTAAACGAGCAACACGTTATACAACCGAATTAAGGCGAAAGGGATTAGCTAAATGCAAAGTATGTGTGTATATCACAGCAAAGCCAATAAGACCAGGTATTAAATGCCCTTGTTGCAAACACCAGCTATCGCAAAGCATTAGGGATATCAAACGTAAGCCGGAATTAGAACCAGCACAGTCAGAACAGAACAGCAATTACACGAAAATCCCTAAATAGTTATTGTTATAGAATTAGCATGGTGGAAGGTGCAGATAGGTGATAGTTGGGTATTGGTTAGTTGGTCTAGGTTTTACAATCACAGCAGCCACACCCAAACCAATTATAGTTGCTGTGGTTGGTTTTGACTAGGCCAACAACACCCAACTATTCTAATACCAAGACCGACAAACAGCAGCAATCCAAGCGTAAGGTTATTGATTTACGCAAAGCCACAGACCCAGATAACGATATCTACATCTGCGAATACTGCGATTGTAGACTAATACCATATTTCGACGTTAAAGGTGAGCACATAACAAGAGGTAAGTTATTCCAATGCGGTAAGTGCGGTCAAATCAAGGACACAGCAGCTAAACACAACATCAAGCGCGAGGAAGAGTTAACAACGAAAGGCGATAACGCTAACAATCTATTCATTACTCACTTCCGTCAATCACCTAAGCCCAAACCAGAGAAATTCGATATAGATAAAGGCGACGATTTAATGTATAAAGGGATGGGTATGCATATAGTGAGAACCCGTATAACAGTTGGAGGAAAGATAGTGAGAGATGACTGATTATACCAATGATAATAACGACAACAATAACGGAACAAGGCAAGACGCTCATGATTATCCACCAACAAGGCCGCCGTTAACAGTCGGCTATCTGTGTATGTGTCCATTTGACAAGTATCAACCAACACTAGACACAGTTACACTACGTCGAACGGTCTATTACTGCAAACGCTGCGGTCGAGAGCTAGGCTTTGAAAAGATGGATAAGTATTGCTGGTCAACGTGTGACGGCAAACGAATACCAGACAATTCACCGTATCCACAAAGAGAAGGCGAGAGCATGTCATTCTTCGGTGATGGCACTGGTAAAGGCCACGATCACCATAAACACGATACATCATCATCATCATCATCATGACTAACATAGGCAACTTCTCAATTGTAGTTAATGCTAATCGAAAGCTAACAGACAAGACTAAGGTATTCCGCATGAGACAACAAGCGCAAGAGTATGCTGGTTCATTGGGTGCATCAGGCGAAGAAGGCTATATCGTGCTAAACGTTGAGGCAGTTCTAAACTAACTAACTAACATATGATCAAAGTCCCACGTAAACTATTACTAAAACGCCAGAGTGGTTGGGCTAAAGTCAAAGCAGAACACCTAAAGAAACAACCAACATGTCAGGCGTGCGGCTCTAAAACCAGATTAGCCGTCCATCATATCATACCAATTCATATCGACAGAAGCAAAGAACTAGACCCAACCAACTTACTAACATTATGTGAGAATCCATCAACAGGATATTGTCATTATATATTCGGTCATTGCGCTTTAAGCTGGTTCAAGTGGGATCCGGATGTAATAGACAACATACCACATCACTTAAACCCAGTAACCTTTGCAAAGACTAATGAAGACGAAAACGGTAACATATTACTAGATTTAGATGGTTAGATACAAAGTTAAACCAAAACAAGCAGTTAGACCATTACCAGAAATGAAGATTAAAGGCTATGGATGGAAACCCGATTTACCAGATCACCGAGATTTTAGACTACAAGTAAAGCAACAAACACTAGACACATTACCAGCATCAATAGACCTATCCGACAATATGCCAACAGAAGTATATGATCAAGGTCAATTAGGCTCATGCACTGGCAACGCAATAGCTGCCGCAGTTGAATTCCTGCTAAAGAAACAGAACGAGGAAGTATTCACACCTTCACGCTTATTCATTTACTACGCCGAACGCGTTATGGAGCATTCAGTTAAAGAGGATGCTGGTGCAATGATTAGAGATGGTATCAAGGCCGTTAACATCAAAGGTGTTCCGCATGAGACAATATGGCCCTATGATATATCCAAGTTTGCCAACAAACCTAGGATAAAGGCATACAGCGACGCAAAGCTACATCAGTCACTACAATACATGAGAGTAGACCAAACACTAGAACAAATGAAAGGTTGTTTAGCTAGTGGTTATCCGTTTGTCGTAGGCTTTTCAGTATACGATTCATTTGAGTCTAGAAATGTAGCAGAAACCGGAAATGTGCCAATGCCGACAAATGGCGAACAGTTGCTAGGGGGCCACGCAGTTCTATGCATTGGCTATGACGATTCGACAGGTAGGTTTCTGTTGCGTAATTCATGGGGCAGCAATTGGGGTAGCAAAGGCAACTTTACAATGTTGTATGAATACTTGCTTAACAACGACCTATCAGACGACTTTTGGACTATCAGACTAATGGAATAATTAATAAACAAACAAACAATGGTCTGTTTAGAACTACAAGACGCAATTGAACTGAGAAATCCTTTTCTTTTTGTTTTAGCGTATATTATTTGTAAGTTAGGATATGGTAGCAACAGTTCTAAGGCGCAAGCCACGACTACAAATCATTAGAAACAAGAAGCAAGAATTAGCTGAAATATCAAAGACCGGAATACATACAAATCCAGTAGTTAACGCAGCAATAGCCGATATAGACCTAAAGGCACAAGGATCGGGAACAGGCACATCCACAGCATCAACCACAGTCATACCATTACTGCTAAAGAAGCTAAGGGAGAATAGAGATAGAGATAGCGGCAGCGGCAAAGATAACGACTAAGGCTAAGCTTTTAGTTCTCAGTATAGTCTAACTAATATAAGCATCTGTGGTTAGTGCAAACAAGAAGAATGAAGACGCATTTGTTAAGCGTCTAGAAACCGAGAAGAAACCAATTCCAGATATTACTTATTCAACTATATCAATGCGTAATGCTGGTCTACTAGCAACAAGATCAGCCTTTTTCTCACAGCTTATAGATAGCGGTAGTGGTAATGGTAAAGACCTACCAGCAGAGGAAGATAAAGACATTAGACGCGTTCTAGGCCCTAATGTCTCAAGCGCATTCAAACCCACATACAGTTTTGAGGAATTGATACGTTTCCACGAATCATGGCGTGAGGATGGTATCACATCAATGGCCGTCGAGGTTCTAGCTCAAAGCATACTAGGCGATCACTTCCGAACAGTCATAGACGTTAATGATGAATTCGACAACGACGAGGAACGCAAAGCAACATTAGACGCCTTAAAGTCAAACGAGAAGATCAAATCATTCAAACGCGAGATAGACATTATCAACAAAGACGTAAAGGCAACAAATAACTTCAAAGCCTTATTCGTTCAAGCTGCTGTATTCGGGTCAGACGCGGCAATCATAGAGCGAGATCCACAAACCAACCTACCAACAGCCTTGAAGATACTACCAGCAATGTCACTAGGTCGTAGGTTTGTTGATAAACGCTCATGGCAGCTTATTGGATTGGAATACCTTGATTATAAATTCCCACAAAGCATACTGAAGGCCGAGGATATCTTCTATATCGCGCTTAGGAATTATCACATGTCACCAGGCACATACCAATACGGCTATTCACTGTTTGAGAAGATAATATCGCTTTCAGAAACCAACCGAGTCATTAACCAGCGCAACTTACCAGAGACAAACTTCCGTTTATGGAGTCCAATGCTCTTGATAAAGATGCCAAATAACGTCAACCAAACAGTAATGAACCAAATGCAGAATGATGTAGCTAATGGCGCTGGTAATGCTATCGTAACAAACCAGCAAGTCAGCATCGATCCTATCGTTCTAAACGTATCCCTACAAGAAATGACAACAGAGCGGTCACAAAACAATCTAGAGATAATCAGGCAATTGCAAATGCCAGAGTTACTATACAATCCCGATGTTATGAACCGTGCTACATCACAGGAATTAATGGAAGCATGGAACGTATTCGTGCTACAACCATATCAAAACTGGTTATCTGACATAATTCAAGAGCAATGGATAGATTCAATCCTTGAAACACTGATATCAAACGACCAGAAAGGCATCATTGACGAGCCAGGAGAAGGATTTGTTCCACCAGAAGAACAATTAAAGGTTCAACCAACAATCCCGCCGCCACCAGCACCCAAGGTTAACGTTACCCAAACCTTCCAGAACGATCCAACAACCAACACACCAGCTAAAAAGACAACATTACAGCATACAGCACAACCAACGAATCCAGACAACAAGAATAACTCACAACCACAACCGAAACAACCACAAGCTTTCGGCCTATTCGACGGAGCAATCGATCCAAAGACCGGAGAAATCAAGGTAAGCAGACTAAAATGGAAGATAAAGGTAGTATTCGACCCAGTTAGCCTAGATGTATTCCTAGATAAAGTCAAGGCTTACATGATTCTATTCAATAATGGCGCTGGCCCAATAGGCGGCGAAAGAGTATTGAAGGGAGTAGGCCTAGACGAAGACATACCAGACTTCCAGCAACGTCAATTAGATAAACAAGCCTTCCAAGAAGCGCAATTTGGACTTAGACAGAAGATTGTAGATATAAGACAGAGCCAGATGGATACCAATCCAACACCAGGATCAACAAGTCCAAACACTGGCGGCGGCCCATCAACTGGCTTTGATGCCCAAGACATTACAAAGAATCTAAAACAGGACTTGCATGTATCACCGAAAGCTGCATCAGTAGAACTACAAGATCCAATACCAGTCGACATAGCCGAAGAAATAGAATTCGTTCCTTCCGTTGTCAAACGTAGGCTGGAACAAGAACGCAAAGAAGACAAGCAGAGACAAACAATGATGGAAGCACTATTGCCTAGGATACTAAAAAAGCTGGAAGAGATCTGATCTAATTGATTCAATACTCCTTTATTTTGTAAATCTTGTAATGTTCATTTGGACTTGGAACTTCCTCTAGCCTATTAGTCTTGATACTGATTAAACCGTATTTGTTTATCTCTGTTGCATCAATTATCTCGTTGCCATATTGGTTCAGCTTAAACCCACCATCAGTAAGCACTAACCTAAGGCTATTTTCCCTTCCTCGTCTATCGTCTATTTGTAGTTGAGACATACTACTTAGTTTAGTTCTCACATTTAATAAACAGCTTTCGATAACTATAACATTATGGCTATGGTAGAAGGCGGAGCATTTCATTGCGATAAGCACGACTTTCACTCAGAGAGTGTTGCCGAATGGAATAAGCACGGAAAAGAATTTCCAGACATTCATTACGAATTTGGTGAAACACTTTGCACTACATGCGGAACAAAAATATTATTTGATCACTTACCGTTTCACCCAATAGATGAGCGAACAGGTTCAAAGAATATTTCATTAAGGTGTGACGAATGTGATAGTAAGACTATGGGATCTGTTACCAAAAGAACTTCAATTAAGCAAGTAGCGGAGGATAAAGAACTAGTATGATATCGTCAGGCTTTTGCTCAGCAGTTATAACAAGACGTAGAACAGGCGAACAGAAAGTAATAGCATTATTCCAGAAAAATTTGCTCACAGATGCGGGGAAAGATTGGATGCACGCCCAAGTTTACACAAACACGGCAGCGGGAACGCGTGGCGCTGGTTATATTGCATCAACCGAATCAACTATCACACCAGCAACAGGTAACACAACATTAACCGGAGAGATTACGACTAACGGTTTAGCTAGGGCAGATGCAGGAACTAAGACACACACCGCAGCTAGTAACAGCACATTAATCGAGCACACATTTACGGCTACTGGTTCATTCACGTCGGTTCTTGCCAGTGCCTTATTCAATGCTTCAAGCGCTGGAACAATGCCTCACATTGCTAACTTCGCTACTGGGTCAGGAACGTTAGCAGCTAACGATACACTAAAGATTTCGTGGACAAATAACCTAAGCTAATCGTGGCTCTATTAGATGGCCACGCGTTTTTATCTTCATAACGCACTTAGCGGAATCTCAGGAACATTACCAACAGGCGAGCAATCCAGCAAGACAGCATTTTTCAATTTCGATACAACGACAAACAACCGTTCAATGTCTACGTCTATCGGAACATCACAAGCATCACTAACACATGTTAATACAACACAGTCACAGGCTAACAATACATGCTATGTGACTAGATTTGTATCAACGGCTATCAATCAAACATCAATAGCGGCCAATACATGGACTTATAATTTTGCAGTTAAACTTAGTGTAACAACCAACACAGACGACTACCCAACAAACGACACAGCACCCAAGTTTATTCCTATCTGTTGTTATGTCTGGCGGCCGTCAACAGGTGTCAAAGTCGGTAATATACTAGATGGTAATTCGGCAACAGGAGTATATACAGACATTGGTAACTTGGGAACACCAACCACCAGCGAATCAGTAGAACATGGAACATTTACAGGATCGGCAGTAGCATCAACAGCAGCCGGTGATGTTATAATATTAGAAGCTTGGGTAGATGCCTGGCTTAATAATACAACATCAGTGACATTCTCTTACTTCTATGATGGAACGACGGTTAACACGACAGCCGGAGCAATAGTATCAAACCATGCTTCATTTCTCGAAACACCAGAAAATATAACATTACAGTCGGCTAACCAGAACATAACTAAATCTCTAACCGAGACTGTGACGGTAGGCGCTACAACTCCAACAAGACTAAAAGGCTCTAAGAGAACGGCAACAGAAACCATAACAATAAGCTCAACGCCAGCAACACTAGCAGCAAAGAAGCGAGCATTAACCGAAACAGTAGCAATATCAACAGATCCAGGTTCACCCTCATTTATCAAGGCTCATAACGTTAACAAAGCCCTAACAGAAACCGTTACAATCGGTGCAACAACTCCAACCAGAATCAAGGGAGCGGTCAAACCACTAACCAGCACAGTAACAATAAACACACCAGCACCAACTTACATACAACATCCTAACAGAATTAGAAAGACAATAACAGAAAATGTATCAATAAACAGCACAGTAGTAAAGAAAAGCTCAAAGACAAGGACGCTGCTTAACTAGTTGACTGAATAAATAACGATGGCCCCAAGTATTACACGATGGACGGCTGAATGTGGATGTATTTTTGAGCTAGAGGCTGATCCCGAATCACAAATAGAAGCAGAACGCAATAACAAATTCCTGCTTGCAAATTATATCTGTCCCAAGCATGAACATCTAAAATCAGACAAGAAAAAAGTAGGACATGACGACAAATCAAAACATGTAATGGACGTTCTAGAGATAGCCAAGCAGCGAAATATAGATGGCTCTAACAAGAATATATCACGATTCAGAAGTGGAAGTATGAATCGTAAAAAAGCACAGGAAATACATTTACGGGTTATAGAGTTTAACACGGATATACATAATGAATGGTCAGAATTAACCTCTAATATTCATGCTTATGATGAACATATTTACAACATCGTTCTAAAAGAAAATCAAATAGTAACGACTGAGTAATAATGGGAAAGACTAGATATGTTCAGGGTTTAGTTGTAGGTCAAGCAATATCTAGCGCTAGCACACAATTCCATCCTGTAGGCAATGGGCCATTCAATGCATCAGCCACATCCACGGTAGAGGCAAGTTATCAGGTTATACATAGAACTGCCGGAACATTTTCAAACCTATCAATCAGGGTTAAAACTAATACATATGCAACAACACTAGCATTTCAGCTTAGAAAGAATGCAGTTAATGGTAACTCAGTTGCAACTATATCAGTAGGTGGAACAGGAGTATTTGAGGATACAACTCATACCGATACTATAGTTGCTGGTGATAAAATGACATACCAACTACCTACTAACTCAGCAGCTAAATCAATAACCGTAACTGTAATGGCAGTAACATTTGATGCCACTTCGACTACAGCAGTAAGGTGTATTGATTCTACTTTTGGAGTATCAACAGGTAGTATGAATACAAATCGTTACAATCCTATAATTGGAGACCTTAGCACAGCAAACACGACAGAAGCCAACGCCAAAACACGTATCAGAGTATCAGGAACATTCAAAAACCTATGTATTCGTTTATCTGCAAACTCCATTACTGCAACATGTAAATCAAGATTAAATGGAGCCAATGGAGCCATGACTATTACAAGTTCTGCCGCAGCAGGATGGTATGAGGATACAACAAATACCGATACGGTAGCAGCAGGTGACGATTTCAACTCAACGTATGTTATGAGCGCAACTACAAGCACAACAATTCAACATATTGCAATGGATTTTGTTGATGCAACAAATAGTTATGGTGTTCATTGCAACGGATGGCCTGAATTGACAACCCAAGCAATATCAATCACAAACTACTTTGCTGCATCTGGTGATGGATCACCTACAACAACCGAGGCCGATGCCAAATGTCTAGCTAAGGATGCCTATACATGCAAAGAGTTAACAATAAACGTAACAACCAATACTGTATCTGCTAGCTCTACTGTAAAACTCAGGAAGAGCGGCGTAAACGGAAACCAAGTTGCTACTATAACAGCGTCAACAGTAGGAATATTTAGTGACTCAACCAATACTGATTCAGTAGCAGCAACAGACGATATGACTATTCAACTTGTAACAGGTGGAACAGGAACATCGTTAATCTGGTCTTTTATTGATATGTTCTATACTACTGTAACCACTAAAAACGTAACCAAGACGCTAACAGAAACCATAGCAATAACCGATTCAGCAACTAGATTAGCAGCTAAAACAAGACTAAGCGGAGCATTTCCGACTTACTTATGATATACATATTTGTCACCCTGTATTATGAGTTATTAAAATATGGTTGTATATAGCGTAACGACAAACGCAACTTCTAACACAGTGGTAAATACTGAGGACACTTTTGTAGAATTATCCGCTGTTATTATCAAGGTTAAACGAGTCGAGGTTAGGTTGGGTGATGGAACAGGAACAGCAGGAGTTGATAACGACTTCCGTGTTAGATTAGTTAGAAAGACAGCGGGAGGCGCTACTGGAACAGCAGGCACAGCAGTTAGGCTAAAACAGGAAGATAGAACTAGTGGGGCAACTGTCACTGTGAAAAACGGAACAGCGGCATTTACAACAGCAACACTAGGAGATATAATATACACACAGGTCGTAAACGGTAGACAACAATTCCAGTGGATACCACGTGACGATGACGAAGTAATACAAACACACACAACGCTAGGAAGCGGCGGCATGTTCGCAGTTCTTATTCAATCATCAGTTGTATCACAGAAATTCCAAGTAAACGTCTTATGGGCTGAATAGTGAGTAAATAACTAATGACGTTACCGACGGATATAGTAGCGGTCTACTTTACACCATCGGTAAATATCGCAATAAACCTTAACAACGCACAACCACCAATACAATCACCATTACTTTTACCTAAAAAACTAGAATCCAGATTAATCTTAGGTCTAGAGACAATTGAGATATTCGACAGTGTTGATAGACTAGCTGCAAAGATCAGAGCGTTAGCCGCTGAAACTGTAACCATTAGCTCAACTGTTGCAATCACTAGGGGCAAAATCAGAACTGCAACAGAGACAGTAACCATCTCATCAACTCCAACCAGGCTAGCATCAAAGTTTAGATCCCTAACCGAAACCGTTGCGATAAGCTCAACAGTAGCCAGAATCAAGGGAGCGGTTAAAGCCCTTACCGAAACCATAGCAATAACCGATTCAGTAGCGCGTCTTGTTACAAAGGTTAGATCACTCACAGAAACGGTTACAATATCGTCAACAGTCGCTAGATTAGCAACAAAAGCCAGATCACTCACCGAAACAGTAGCAGTTAGTTCAACAGTAGCAAGAATCAAAGGAATCCCAAGATCTCTAACCGAAACAGTAACCATAACAGACTCACTAGCCAGGATAAAAGGCGCTGTCAAGGCCATAACTCAGACAGTAACCATTTCCTCAACCGCTGACAGACTAAACAATCTAACAAGATCATTAGCAGAAACTATCGCAGTATCGGATTCAGTTACAAGAATCAAAGGAATACCAAGATCCATAACAGAAACAGTTATAGTTTCAGACTCGGTAAGCAGACTCACAAACAAAATTCGTTCATTAACCGAAACCATAACCGCTAGCTCAACTATTGCAAGGATAAAAGGCGTAAACAGATCCCTAACTGAAACAGTAACAATCACTGATTCACTAGCAAGGATAAAAGGCGCTGTTAAAGCACTAACCGAGACAATAACAGTAAGTTCAACTGTTGCTAGGTTAGCAGCAAAGATCAGAACAATAACTCAAACCATAACAATATCTGACGCAGTAGATAGAGCAAAGAGCGGAGCACAGAACATCGTTCGCACTCTAACCGAAACAGTCACAATATCCGATTCAGCTACGATTGTAAGGGCAAAGATACGTCAACTATCAGAATCGATATCAGTATCAAGCACACCAGCGCGACAAGCATCAAAGAATCGTGCACTAACACCAGAGTCAGTATCCATAGCAACACCAACACCAACCAGGCTACGCGGCTTAGTGCGTTCACTCTCAGATACAATATCAGCAGTTTCAACTTTAACAAGACTAGCTCATAAGTTTAGATCACTCACTGAAACCGTAACAATACAAGACCAGGTTACTAGAGTCCCACCAGGCGTTCAACCCAAACCACCAGCAAGACCAACCCTATCAGTTCTAGCCCAAGAGCTGCGAACACTAACAACCGTAACACAACATATCCACCGCTTCCTGTTTGAAACCGTTCATGTCTCAGACCATGTAAGGATAGACGTAAAACAATACAGCAAGATAATACGCGTTAACAGAGTAAAGAAGTTAGTTAGAATACTTGATTTAGTTAAATTAGCAGACAGTGTTTACAATAACAACAGGAGAAGGGGTTAACTAAAGATTGTCATTTATAGATTTTAGAGAAGTTTCTGGCGCTGTGCCTGGCACGGCAACAAAATACGGATCGCAAGACTTGTTAGATATCATGCAGATATTCAACGGTAAGATAGTATCAAGCAGAAGGCCACATATAACCAACCCCTGGCGCTTTGATGCATCCTTTGATATGAAAGAAGTTACTGCCCCCGCCGCACCAGCAACAAACTACCAATCATTCTATATCGATTCAACAACCCATAGACCAGCATTAAAAAATAGTATTGGTCAGATTCTAGATATTGGCGCTACTGGGATGGTTTCGCCAATGATTCAGAGAAGCGGTTGGTGGATCCCAGTGTCAGGAACAACTCTGACAACAGCAAATAGCTTAGGAGGAATCCTGACAAGCCATACACTAACAGGGACGGGAACAGTGTCAAATACATTTGATACTACTGACGGCATTCTATCTAATATCACTAGCGGAGCGGTAGCTGGTAACATTGCTGGCTTGGTAAGCCCAACTGTCGGCGTAGGAGTTGGTAGACGTCTATTCGCTGGTAGGGTGCAAACCAGGGCTAAGGTAGATACAACAACTGCTTCAAAGTTTTTGTTTGGCCTCACCAGCGCAACAACCTTACCAACAGCAGCAGCAACCCAACCACTAGCAACAACAGATCATGGTGTCATTGTAGGCTTTGTAGAAACAGGAACAGGTTCAACTAACTGGTCAATATGGCATAACGATGGCACTGGTTCGGTAACTGTTGATAACGTTTCAGGCCCAATAGCCAAGGACGCTAACATGCATACCATCGAAATAAACTGGACAGCATCAGGCAATGTAACCGTTCTATTCGACGCAGTAACCCAAACCCTAACTACCGATCTACCAGCAACATCTTCCAACCTATTCTTCAATGAGGTTGTAGTTACGACCGCAGCAGTAGCAAAAACTATAACAACAGAGGGAGCTTGGATCGAAATATATGACTAACCAGAATCAACAACAAGACCAATTTGATACCGAGCGAGCATTATACCTAGACAAAACAAACGAGCTACAACAGGCTTGGAAAGAGCTAGACGATGAACGCGCAAAGATAACCAAATTAGATATAGAGATAGCCAAACTAAAAGACGAAAAGGCTAAGCTAGAACAAATCAAAGATAACCTATTTCAAACCTTCCAAGATTTGTATAATCAATACCAGCAACTATACGACCAGGTTGTAAACAGCAATACAGCATTAACCATAACAACAGGTAAGCTAGCAGAATCCCTAGTTAAATGTAAGTTCACAATACCACAAGCGGAGAAACCTAAGACGTAATAACATGTCGTATACCGATTTTAAAGAGGTTCCTAACGTTGATCCAGGGGATGCGACTCACTACGGTTCTGACCAGCTAAAGGAAATAGTTCAAATTTTTAACGCTAAGGTTGTTGCCAACCGTAGACCTAATATCAAAAACCCCTGGCGATTCTCAGATAGAATAGAGATAATGGCCGCGCCTGTTGTGCCAACAGCGCCAACCTCAACTAACTATGTTAATGTGTTCCTAGACCCCAATGATTTTCATTTAAAGAGCCAGGATTCAGCCGGAACACTAACAGACTTACAACAATTCTCACTTGAAACTAATGTTCTAGCCTATACAGCATCAGGAAGCAATGTTCTGGGTGATTTACTCAAAAACAACGCAACAAAATACGTTAGATTTGCTAGAGGCGCGCAAGATACAGTTCTAACAGCATCAGCGACCGACTTAGTATATCAGAAAATTGTTGATGCTAATGTAGCCAGCGCAGCAGCAATTGGTTGGTCAAAAGTAAGCAAGACCGGATCCGTTCTGCATGATATAGCCAATGCCTCAACTCTCTCAGGAGCTACAAACGGTCAAGTGCCAACATGGAATTCTAGCGCTAGTAGATGGGATCCACAAACCCCACCAGGAAGCGGAACGGGTGAGGCCAATACAGCAAGCAATCAGGGAGTTGGGGGAGTTGGTGTATTCAACGCTAAGGTTGGAGTTGATTTACAATTCAAAAACATTAATGCTGGCTCTAACAAAGTCACGATAACCAACGATACGGTAAACAAAGAGGTAGATATCGATGTAGCTCAGGCCAACCTTGATATTTCGCTTCTAGGTGGGACTTTATCCAATACTCAAACACCAACAACACCGAGCGGTAAGACCTATAACATCGATACAAACACTCTAAAACATTCAACCACGAACGCACAAGGGGATATTCTTGCATACGATACAACCGCAGTTAAATATATTAGAATACCAAGGGGAACGGCTAACCAGGTTCTAACCACAAACTCAGGTGGAACAGATATCGCTTGGGCTACTAAAACAATTCCCAACGTTTTTGGAGGCGTAGCAGTAAAATCCGGTGACGGAACAACCAAGGTGTTTAACATTGCTCACGGCGCTGGTGTAACACCTACCAAGTATTCAGTAACTTGGGCCTCAAAAGCTGCCTCAGTAGATCAAAACCTTGGTGATAGCTATGGCGCTGGTTCTGAATTCTATGTAACAGCAGATGCAACTAACCTAATTCTAACTTATCAATATGCACCAGCAACAGGGACTAATAACTTATCATACGCGTGGTTGGTGTTTACCTAGTTATGTCATTTACAGACTTTAAAGAGGTTGCAATTTCTAACCCTGGCACTTCGACAAAATACGGTTCTGACGATCTGCTGCAACTCATGCAGATCTTTAACGGTAAGGTTGTTTCAGGTCGACAAGTTAGAATACTCAATCCCTGGCAGTTTATCGATCACCTAGAGATAAAGGCCCCTGCTACATTACCAGCGGCCCCAACTCTAGCAACTGTTCGCCATCTACTGGTTGACCCAGCAGATAACCATCTAAAGATTCAGAAAACAGGTGGGACATTAATAGACCTAGACACACTTGTAGGCAATACTTGGAGTGCATCAACAACAGAAACAGTAACAAACAAAACCGTTCAAGTAGACCTTAACACAGTCAGCCATAGCACTACAAACACACTAGGCGACCTATTAAAAAACAATGGAACAAAATACAACAGATTCGGTAGAGGCGCGGCTCTACAACTCCTAAGAACAAATTCAGCAGGCACAGATCTAGAGTGGGCCGATCCTTCGCTGGTAGCAGGGGGAGGCGAAACCAATACTGCTTCAAACGTTGGAACAGCGGGTATTGGAGTATTCAAACAGAAAACAGGTGTAAACTTTGAATTCAAGAAATTACTGGCAGCATCCAGCAACATATCAGTTATAGACGATGTAGCCAATTCCAAGATTAACCTAGATGTTAACTTGGGTTCTATCACATTAGGGTCATTAGCCGGAACAGTTAGCTTAACCTCACAGGTTACAGGAACGCTTTCCGTAGCCAATGGAGGAACAGGAGTTACAAGCATAACTGGTTTGGTTAAGGGTTCTGGCACTGGTGCTTTCTCAGGAATAGCAAACGGAGCGGCTAACCAGGTCTTGACGATGGTTGGTGGAATACCAACTTGGGCTAATCTACCCGCTTCTGGTGGTTCTACTTCATTCTTACCTGACGTTACGAAATGGGGTGCATTCTGGGGAGGCGCTACATCAGGAACAGGTATGCTTGGAGGCGCTGCCGGCTATGGTAATGCTATAACAGGCGATCAATCAAGTGCAACAGACAACTTTACAACATTTACAACAGATAACACCGACGCATCAGTTGCCGGATTCAAAACACTAGTATCAATAACACGTAGAGACTATAATCCTGTTGTCAATTTCCGTTTCAAGATAGGCAATACTACAAACAGCCGTGTCTGGATGGGCCTTAGCTCTGAATCAACAATGGATTTGAACGCTGGGGGAGACGATCCTATCGGTAGTAGTAGAACTGGTCTATTGTTTGGCTATTCAGATATCCACGCAAACTTTCAGGTAACGTATAACGGCGGCGGCACAGCAGGCACATTCATAGATACTGGAACAGCTAAAAATACATCAATTCATGACTTGCAATTAGAATTTGATAACGTAGCAGGAAAGATAAAAGCAACGTTAGACGGATCGGTTAAAACACCAGCGGGAACAGCAGGAACACCAGCAACAACCACGCCGCTATTCCTACATTTCAATATTGAAAGTATAGGCTCGAATGCTGTGCCAGTGTCGATAGGCTATTGTAAGATTGTTGCAAATGAGTAGTAGTCTCTTCTAATTCATAACCTAGCGGAACAACAGCAAACACAGCAAACAGGAATTTTAGCAGTATCACAATAATCACTATAACAACAATGATTATGATCAACGTCCACAGCAAAGATATCGGTGTGCTAGAATTACTCATAGGTTTTGTTAGTTCTTGTCACTGAATATAGAACTATTACAATTGCAAGCAGATTGTTCGAGTTTCAGAGTAAACATTATGAACCAAGCACAGACGATTTATTTCTAGTTTATACCGCTATAGACGATAGTTTCAATGCCAATGGTTGGAGAGTCGAAGATATTGACAAAAACATAACATCAGGCTTGGGTAGACCAGGCGTAATAAAGCCCAAGGATCCAACCAACCCAGTAGACCAAAAACAGGAGGGTAATTACGTCCATCCTGAATTTCCTGGTAGCTCATTAGTTGAGTTATTACAGAATCAGGAAGCGTTTTCGATCGCTAGAGCGGTTAGATTGGATAAACCTAGTATTGGTGAGAACAGGGATTGGCGGGTTTGGCTTCAAATCACGGATCCCAAGGCCAAGCTAGCCCTAAAGAACGCCTCTGCCGATTATCCTAAATACATATCACCGCAAGTTATAACCTTCCCTAGCGACTTTCCAGAAGAAGACCGAGCAAATTCATTCAAACACTGGATTATCTCACATTGGGCCTTTGTTGACGTGCCAGCTTATGGTGAACGAATGAAGGTAAGAGGTTCTTGCTTTGGTGATATAAACAACTGTAAGATAAAGCTACAAAATGCCTCAACTGCTGGTTTCTGTGTTGAGGGAGCAATCAAGGCTCTTAGTAGTTCTCACATTACAAATTCGACAACTTCAAACATAATGTCAGATAATACAGCGAGTCAACCGATTCAAAGTAACTCGCAACAGGTAAGTTCAAACCCTCCAACTGGTGGGATAACTTATGCATGGACACCAGTAACTACGACAACATCAACTAATACCAATCAACCAGTTAACAATATTCCATCAAAACAAGAACAAGAACCAGGCACAGACAATAAACCAGGTCAGCAAAGAGGCGAGGTTCCGGCGTCAAACGGCCCACCTAACAAGGAAGAGCCAAAAGAAGCACAGGCCCCAATTAACAAAGACCTACCAACATCTGTTCCCGAATTACAAAAGATGTATCTAACATTACAAGATGCATTGCGTGATGTGCAAAAGGAATTTGCAGCACTAAAGAAAGACAACGAGATCAGAAAGCAAACAGAGCAACGCTACTTCGCAGCCTCAAAGGTAGCAAGATATGCTGATAGATTCAAATCAAAAGATGCTTTCGAGAAAGAAGTTGATACCGCATTAAGATATTCTTCTGTAATGTCAGAACAAGAACTAGAGCAATATCTGGCTGACAAATTCGGCAAACAAGTCACACAAACACCAGTGGCTAAATCAGCGGCTATTGTAGCTGTTCCAGATACAAACAATCACGATGTGCCAGACTTTAAGCAAAATAATGCCTCATCTGTTAGTTCTGATAACAACAGAAAATTTATTGAATTAATGGATATGTTTGAAAACGGAGGCTCTATCTAATGGGAGTCCCAGCAGGTTACAGTTTAGCAGAACCAGGTTTTGGATTTAAGCAACTTGGAGCACAACCAAAAGCCACAACAGGCGGCAGCGGTATGCTCTATGGCGATCTCTTGACATGGGATAATACAAATCATAGATGGACTAAGGCAGCAGGCGCAGGAGCACCAGGAAGATACGGTTTCTGTGGCAACACAACAATTCTATCACAATCGACTAACAATATTACAGGAGTAGTAACCACTACTAGAGGCGCAGCGGATACAGATCCAACGTGTTCTGTTATAGTATCAGGTAGAATCCTTAGAGTGGCCGATGGTGCAATTCCACCAGGATCGGCAGTAATTGCAACAGCAACTAACCCACTTGATAAGGTAAAGGATTATGGAGCATCAACCGATTTCGATTTGATTATCGGGACATATGTGCTAAACATAACCCAGCATCATGACATGGATGCAGCACTTCCGGCAGCAGCCGATGGTGATATCATAGTGATTGACGTAACCGAGAAACAACCAGTGGTGACAGCCTAATGAGTTACACAGCACCTAATTACGGCTATGCAACTAACAACAATCCTGAATACATTCAATCTCTAGTTTCAAAAGAGGTTAGAAAATACCAAGACCAGGGTAAAGTTCAGAACGCAATGTATAACCCAAAAACTGGGTATATACATGTAACATCTGAGAGTGTAGACAAGATTGCAAGTGAACACTGGAATAATTGGCCGAAGGTAGCCAACTACGAAACATACAAGAAATTAAAGGCACAGAACGCTAGCGGCCAAAAGAATACTGACCAGGCAACTTATGACTACATAATGCCTGAATTCCAAGACCAGGCATTACGGTATTACGACCAATACAAAGCTAGAGGCGCGGCAGTAATTACAAGCACTGAATTCCCACAGATAACAGTTACACAAGTATCACAAGCCCTACTAAATAGACAGCAATTAGTAGCACAAAAATACAACCTATTGAATATACCAGAGAAACTAACAGTCAGCGATACAATCAACATCGTCTACCCTGAGTATAACAACACGACCCAAACAGTCAGAGTTGGATACAAAGAGAACGAAGCAATAGACACGTCAGGCTATGGAAGCTTTACTCAAACCAACGTCACGCTAAAGAAAGCAGGTGCGGGTATGGCATTCACAGAAGAATATTACATGAGACAGTTTACTATGGATATTCAGGCCTTGATACTCGAAAAGATAGCTCTCGACTTTACAGCAGCACGCTATAACCGTATATTAGCAAAGTTACCTAACCTGACAGATTTAGCAGGTGCGGACTGGGCAGCTTATACCGCTGGAAATCTCCAATCAACAAACAGGCCATACAACGACTTGAACGCTGCCTATGTAGCGACCAATTCAGACAAACTAGCAAACATCGATACTATCATAACAAACCAACAACAATTCATTGACTTTTACTCAAACACTTGGGTTAAAGGTCTATTCAATAACGACGCAGCTAGCACAGCGCGATTAAACCAGATAGTAGCAAATCCACCAGGCATAACTTGGGCTAACCAGTGGGTAATTAATGAAGACATTGCAGCTAACAAAGCATACGTATTCGATCACCGCTTCCTGGTAGACATAGAAGGGCCACGCAAGACACAGCAGATAAACACATACAATCCAGACCAAACCATATTCATTCAAAAAGAATGGTTTGATATCGTAACCCCAAGCACAAGAACGGGATGGGGTAGAGAACTCACAGGCCTTTAATCGGCCAAACCCAAACCCAAACCTTTTTACTTTCTTTTACGTCAAAGTTATTATTCAAATGCTTTATAACGATTCAGCAGCACAGCGATTAGAATACGAGAAGTTAGGCCTGGTCTACGAAGAAAACGAGGAAGATAAGGCCTATCAACACGCACTAAAACAGATACAGAACGACCCAAACAAGAAGGAACGCATTACCAGTATGATTCGCGTTGCAGTAGCACCAGGCGAAGAATACATTGTTTACCATCATACATGGGAAGGAACAAATCCTATCGGCTCACATGTAAAAACAACTCAAACAAACGTAGGTATTTATGGCAAATTTGACCCCATCTATGAACGTTTTATCACAGAAGACAACACTTACGGCCAAAAACTGGTAAGCAAGAACACAGACACGGCTTATTTCATACCCTTCACCAAGGAAAAGGCCGAAGAATTGCATAAACTCTGTAACGATATCACATCAAAGCCAGGCAGCAGAACTTCCTATTACGTTATGCCAGAGGGGGGAACAAAAATAACCGTAGAATCATACAAAGATTGGTTAAACGGTGAGTTTGAAGACTTGCATCAAAATGGCAAAATAACTTTACAAATACAAGAGAAAGTGAAACGATAACTAGAGAAACTAAATGGGACAATGGACAATAGAACGCACCATATTTTTTTATACGATGGTTATAGCAACAGGAGTATACCTAATTCTAGCAGTTAACTTTCTTTCATTTCAAGGATTTATCACATCGAAAAACGAAGAATTAACACACGATAACTCAAAGGTATTGCATCACATGAATGAGGCTCTAATGAGCAATGCAACTCTCAATATAAGCAAGGAAAATCACCAAACCCTAGAAAATATTTACCTCATTCTTAAAAATATGTCAAGACTACATTAACCTTGTTAGTCAGTGGTTGTTAGTAATGTTTCTTTTAACATCTGGATATGGGGAATGGTTGTGAGTCTATAATAGATGGTAGAGATAGACCCAACCGGATTCATAATTACACTTGTTGTAGGCATTGGTGTCCCTCTACTACTGTTTTCAATGAAGGGGTTCGGTAAAACGGCCGAGGGAACATTAACAGGCACTATAAAGATTGAAGGACTAAGGGCTAATGTTGTTGAGGTAAAAGAAGAAATGCAAAAAAACTTCGATAGGCTTGAAGCAATATTAGGTAAGCGTGATGAAGAAATGCGTAAATCATTCAATGACGTAAATCACAGAATAGAACAATTGTCTCAGAAGGTAATGTTAAACGAGTATAGAATAAAGTCTCTAGAGAGAACAAGGGTAAGCAATGCAGAAAGGGACAGAGACAAATATAGTGAGGATAGCACTAACGGCAATGGATAAGATAATAATCAAGTGGCCGCAGCTAACAACAGCGCAAGTAATACTTGCAATAGTCTTGTTCATAAGCATCTGGCTAGCCTTCCTTACCGTTGATATCTCATATAATAGAGCGGTAAATACTGCTAACACTAAAACCTTGGTAGATCAAACCAATTCCATACATAAGATACTAGAAGCACAGGGCAATCTATCAGGCCAACAGAGACAGCAACTATTACACCAGTTTGCAGTAATATCCCAGCATGGAGGCTTTGCAACACAGGAAGATACCCAGCAAAATAAGGCAATACTATCTGATCTAAATCAATCATCTGCTGACAATAAGGCCATAATATCTAGTCTAAATCAATCATTTACAGGAATAAACGCCAAACTTGATAAACTTGATAAGTTGCTTAATCATACCAGGTAGTAGTATCAAAATATATGGCAGCAATAGATCCAGGAGCATTTGAGGCAACGGTTTTAGTAGCCGTTATTCTAGCAGGCGCAGCAAGAACGTTAATACCATACCTATCAAAGAGACAAGGCGATATAAGCGCTGGCGTAGACCCTAGGCCGTTTAGTTGGAATTATATCATAACTGGACTGTTAGGTATAATTCCGGTAGCAGTAGGTTCAGTCTTGTTATTACCAACAATACTGCCACAGGTTTCAACAGGTGGGAGTCAATTGATGGTCTTCATAACAGCATTTGGCCTAGCATATACAACAACCGACTTGGTAAACAGAAACGTTTCAACACTTACCCTACAAACACCGTTAACACCAGACCTTAGAGCAAAGATGGGTTCAATCGAACAACCGAAACCAGATCTTCCTGTAAAGAAAGAGGATATACCAGGGCTAAAGAAAGACCAACCAGCCTAGCAGCTAATCGCTTTTCTCACTTATCTTTTGAACTTCCCCTAATTTCTTAACAACAGGATCCGGTGATAAATCCGTAGATTTAGCAGGATTGTTTTCGTAATATTTCTGGTTATCAGTTCTCCAACCATTTAACTGATCTTCTATTATCTTTTTAGCCTGGTCAGGCACACCAGGAATTAGGTTAATTGCCGTTGATAACCCACCTAACAATTCCTCAATACCCTTATCTGTTTGCTTTAAAGACTCTGCTTGGGTCATTACTGTTTCCGCTGCTGTTACTGTTCTGTTATCAAATTTGTTCTCATGCTTATCTGATTTCTTCCAGCGATATGCAAGACCGGCAGCAACCGATACAAGCCCCCCAAGTGTTGTCGCATCTAAAGCCGGAGTTGTCGAGCCAGAACCAGAACCATTCTCTCCCCCTGCCTCGCTGCCCGTTACCTTTACGCTTAGCGGAACTTGTAGATTTGCGGTCGTGTTTACTCTTAGCGCATAGGCATGAGGTAGAGCGGCAACAACTAGAAGCAATACCATAACAACACTAACAGGATATTTCATTATCTATCATGTATTAGTAGGCTCTAAATATTTAGTCCTAATGTTTACTGACAATACCCACCAATCGGTTTCTGGATTCTGAATGTTTGAAAAGGTTCCAGCACCATGAAAGTTCTGTAAGCCCTGAGTTGTAGAAAACTGTGTAACTGTCAGATCGTCAATACCCTGACTTTTTAGGGTAGCAGGAACGGCCCCCCTAACAACTAGATATTTTTCCAGAAAGTTAGCAAACTGTTTTAGATACGGCGGCTTACCTTCCTGAGTCCATATAGTCATAATGTATATGCTACAAGATGTATTCCATTGCACAGCAGAATTGCCTAGGTTAAACCTGTGTGGTTGTTGGAAATCTTCAGAAACAATAAACGCAGTATCCTTAACCCCACCAGCAAACTCATTCCATAGTATATCGGCCTCAGCAGGTAGAACAGTAGGATCTGACAAGGCCAAACGATAAGGCTCGTATAACGGTCTTATGTAGTTGTAGACTAGCTCATCTGGATATAGGATAACCAATGCTAAGGCTGACCATTAACCCAATAAAACCCATCATTAAACGACTCATTCTCATGTTTTGTCCTTCTAAGCATAGGAAACCTTGAACTAGCCCAGATAGTGCCCTGTGGATTAGACGGATATGTAACAGGTTGAGATGAGCTAACATAGTCACCAGTTACGTTAGACGTATCAAACTTTGTTATGTTCTGAATAATAAGCATGGCCTCATCCCAAAGCCGCTGTTGTGTTGGCTCTGTGCCATTGATGTTTATCAGACATTCGGCCGCAGCTAGGAAACGTGAGGCCTTCTTTACTGCTGGATAATCCTGATCTGCGCTACTCCAAGTCTTGAATGTCATTCTGTTAATCTGTGAGTCAGCGGAATCTATAGCTGATAGTATAGTGGTTTGGGATATTTGTTGTCTAAGATTGCCTAACAAAGCCCTAACCTCGTCTTCGGTAGAATATGCCATTTTTCTTAGTTCTCATGTCTAAAAAACACCCCGCATTATTAAATGAGCTATATTCCAACTGGAGCTGCCGATATTGTCAAGCAGCCACAGTTTACAGAAGAAACAACAGATGGGACTCTTCCATTAGCAGGCCCAACATTCGTATCATGCGGTTTCGTAGAATCGCTAGGCGAAGATATAACCGAGAATAATAATCAGGTTAAACCACTAGGTTCATACGATGTTCAAAAGAAGATTCAGTTAAACGAGGAAATCAGTAGTGAGATTGTATTTCAGCCATCAGACTTTAAACTAATGAAGCGAGGAATTCTAACCCCTGTATCACCGTCAACAACTCCGGCAGATCCTACAATGGTAGCACCAAACGGAACAAACGGAGTCAGCATATCAATTCTATTCACAGCACTTATCAACGGAACAGAGAAATGGAAAGTATACAAAGGCGTCCGTTTTGATGGATGTAGCGGAACAATAGAACGAGAATCAGGCTTTAAGGTAACAATGCCCTTTCACGCAAAGGACGTTACCGATTGGACAGCGACACCAACATTCTCACCAGCAGCAACATACGCGGCAGCACCTTCACTAACTCCCTGGTCTGGTATTACATCAGGAGCGGATCCACTAGACATTAACGGAACAAAATATGATACAACTTCATTCAAATTTGATGTTTCATGGACTATAGCAAGACCGTCTTTCAATGGCTTGACAACATACAAGTTGTCAAAGCCTATCAAACGAGAGATAAAGGGATCGTTTAACACGGTTACGATAGGTGGGACATTGGTAGGAGATCTCAGAGGCTTTACAGCAAGAAACATAGCCTATACAATAGTTAGCGGTGGAACAAATAAGATAACATTCAACGCCTGTAACTTCGATACATATAGCAAGCCAATATCAGGAGATTCAGACGAGATATGGATGGAGGAATACGAATTTCAAGCAACTGGCGGCGTAACGTTTACCGGAACGTAAGCCGACCAAACCAAACCAAACCAAACAACCAAACCCTTTTTTATTCCACTTACCTTTTGTTATTTATTGTCTGACGAAGACGCTAGTATTAATGACGTTAAAGAACAACCTACAACAGTAACAACAAACAATACAACAACAACGACAACAACAGAACCAGAGACACTTACGGTTAACGTAGACAAGAGAACCCTAGAACTAATACGTGAACGAATGGAGGGTAAGTATAACCAGTTTTGGGGAGATGTTATTGACGATGAGCAAAAGCGAACAATCGAGATAGCCGACAAACTAAGCCCTGGTAAATTATTCACAATAAACGGTAAGGATTATACATTCAAAAACGTAGGAATAAAGAAATGGCGTGAGCTAACAAACCTGAAAACAAAGGCTGACGCAGAAAAAGACACGACAAAAAGCACTGACCTACTAACCGATTATTATCTTCAAATGTTACAAACCTTCTTTGATATGACTGAGAATGAAGCGGATATGGTTCCACCAGGCGAGGCTAGGATGGTGGGTGATGCAGCAGTATACAGGATACTACATCCCGTCCCTTTACATCCAGAAAAATTAAAACTTGGTTCTATGCACACACAGTCATAACAAATCCAACAGAAGAAGAACTCTGGTGGATTAATTCATATCTTTACTTTACTCAACTACAACGTCATAGATGGGAAATAGAACAGCGGGAGCCATACGCCGACGAGCCAGAGGGATTGATGATAATGATGAGATATAAAAACGATAGAGAACGGATGGACTACGAGAAAGAAAAACAGAAACAGGACGCCGCAGTTAGAAAGGCTAGCAGGTAAATCAACACAATGCCGTATACCATAAGAGTAGACGTATCACAAGTCACCCAGCTATTATCAAGGGTTAGTCAGGCACTTACAAGTGATGTTCCACAGAAGGCTTTAACCGCTGGTGCAAATGCGTTAGTATCATCTGCAACTGCAACTGTTCCAGTTAGAACAGGCCATCTAAGATCTAGTATTAGTGCTGGTCAAGCATCTGCTGAGGAAGTTGAGGTAGTAGCAGAGGCAGAATATGCGGCATTTGTAGAGTTAGGAACGTCTAGAATGTCAGCACAACCATATATGAAACCAGGAATACCACAGGCAACACAGGCTTTAGTTAATACGGCATTGCAGGAAATAAGAAATATTACAGGATAACCAAGTAATGTCTAGCGCTACTGTTACAGTTAATTTTGTTGCTACTGGGGGCGAGTCTATTACTTCAGCAGCACAGCAGGCCAACTCTGCATTAAATCAACTTGGTGGAACATCGTCAAGCGTAGCTGGTCAGCTAGGAAATCTAGGAAGTAAAGAAGGGACAGCGGCTAATTCTGCGCAGCAGTTAGCGGGTTCATCTAACCAGGCTGGCGGCGCTTTTCAGAGCGAAGCAAACTCCGCTAACCAAGCTGGTAAATCCGTAGACCAATCAGGATCAGCAGCACAAAGAGCGGAAAAATCTCATGCATCATTTGCAAAAACACTCTCTAGTCTAGCGTCAGGCGTAGCTGGGGTAGTTGGTGGTATTATTGGATTAGTTGCAAGTTATACCAACCTAGAAAAAGCTCAGTTAGGAGTAGATAGAGCCAGCACTAAACTAACTCAGGCACAAGCAGCAGAACAAAAGGCTAGAGATAAATTAAACGCTCTAGTAAAAGCCGGAACAGCCGGATCTGCTGAATTAGCAGCAGCGCAAGCAAAACTCCAAACAGCACATGCAGCAGTAGGCACGGCATTAGCATCAGAACAGAAAGCGCAAGAAGCTGTTAACAAATTACAGGCCGAGGGAAAAACAGGAACTGCTGAATATGCTGCGGCATTGGCTAGACTAGATGCAGCTCATGCGAGAGTAGCAGCAGCAAAGGCCGCAGAAACAAAGGCACAAGAAAATCTTAACAAGATAATCAGGGAGGGTAAAACAGGCTCGAAGGAATATCAGGACGCTCTTAAAGCCGTCCAACTAGCCCATGAGAAAGTAGTTAACGCAGAGGAAGCCCTTAGACTAAAGCAATCCAATCTTAATGAAAGAGTTGCAGACTTTGCAACTAACATCTTACCAGAAGTTATTTCAGTGGGATCCGGAGTAGCGGGAATATTTACAACACTTGAAGGTCATTTTGGTAAACTAGGAACAGGAACAAAAACAGCGGCAACAGGTTTACAGGAAGCAAGCACAGCAGCGGGAGGACTAGGAACATCACTCAAAGGTATATTACTCAACCCATTTACTATAGCATTAACAGCGGCTTCTATTGTTCTAACAGCAATCGCAACTAATGCATTTGGATTTAGGGATGCATTAAACGCAGTAGGTAAGGCAATCGGTGACGCCTTTCCTGTGCTTAGGCCACTACTAAACCTAATCGAAGGGATTGGAGCTAAGTTTGGTTTGGCAGGTAATAGTGTAAAAGATGCTGACGGCCTGATTAACAGGTCGTTAAAATCAATAACTGACGGGTTTAATACTTTTGCTCAGGCCGTAACCCCTGCAATGAATAAGGTTAAACAGGACGTAACCACTGCCATAGACTTTATTTCAAAAGGGTTTGAGATATTCAAAAATCAGTTATTAAGCGGTGATTTTGTAGGGGCTATAAGAACTGCCATTGGTGGCGTAATTCAGGGCCTACAGGGAATAGGTCAAGAAGTAAAAAGATCGTTCATAGACGATTTTAGACCAGCAGTAGACGAAGCAGTAAAGAACATTAGAAGGTTTCACCCTGAGTTTGCCCCATTAGCAGAAAACTTTAGAGGCTTTACAATAGCCGCACAGCTAGCATTTCAAGGTGACTTCAAGCGAGCGATAGACGTAGCAGTATTCAACCTTAGAGATTTTGGAAATAGTCTTGCTCAATTCGTAACTGGGCCTGTTAAGAATTTTGCAGATCAGTTAGGTGCGACAATGATATCTGGTATTACATTCTTTATCAAAAATGCACCAGGAGAACTTGCAAAGATAGGCGCGGCTCTTGACGCATGGACGGCTAACGTCGTAGTCCCAGCAGCTACAAAGTTTGGTCAGCAACTAGCAGCAGGAATACAGGAATTTGGTAAACAAGCCCCTGGTGTATTACAAACAGCTTTCAATACTATAGCTAGTCTGTTTACAACGGAAGGTCAAAAGTCTGCTGGCAACTGGCTTATTCAAGTTGGTAAAGTCTTTACACAAATACCCGCAGAATTACAGAAGAATTTTCCAGCAACAGCAGCAAAAGCTGGTGAACTAGCAGCAGTGATAGCTAACGGCTTACAACCCTTACTTACACTAATTTCCAATAATATAATAACTCCCGCTGTTACCCTATTCACACAAATACCAACCAGGCTATCAGGCCTAGGCCAACAAATAGTTAATGCCTTAGCAACTGGTTTCACTCAATTTCAAAACTCGGTTAACACGTTTATCGTAGCCCCAATACTAAACGTTCCAAATCTCCTAGGTTCAATAGGCCAACAAATAGTTAATGCCTTTGTAACTGGATGGACTCAGATAACAACATCCGTTAAGACATTCATGTCAGATCCGATCAAGAATATTCCGGCATTAATTTCAGGAGTTGGTCAGGCTATTGTTAACACAGTAGTAACTGGATGGACTCAGATAGCAACATCAGTAGCCACGTTTATGTCTAATCCAATCAAAAATATTCCTGCAGCTATTGCTGGAATAGGTCAGAGAATAGTTAACGTAGTAGTAACAGGATGGACAGTAGTTACTAGCTCTGTAAAGAAGTTTGTAGTAGATCCAATCATGGCTATTCCTAGTCAGATCACAGGAATAGGCAAGAAGATAGCAGATCAATTCTTCTCAGGTCTAGGGGAAGTAGAAAAGTTTTTCCAGAAGCTTAATCCGTTCCAACAGGCTAAGGCAGCACCAGGCGGCGGCGTATCCCCTATTCAGGTTCCAGGCGGCGCTGACCCGAAACAATTTGATGCTATAGCACAAGCAGCAAAAGCCGCACAAGCTGCAATTGTCGCAATGGGTCAAGCTGCTGCTAACGTATTTGTTGGTATCATACAGTCAGTTGCACAAGTAGCAGCAGGATTCAATCAGGGATTCACAAGAGCGGCACAGGATGCAGCAGGGATGTTGAACCAGTTAGAGGCCCAAGCTGCTACCGTAATGACTGGGATAGTCGGAATTGTTAGCTCAACCGTTCCAGCAGGCTTTACCAGTGCCTTTAACACAGCGACACAAAACGCGGCTGGTGTAATGAACCAGTTAGAAGCCCTTGTTGGCACAGACATGGCTGGAATTATTGGAATAGTTACATCAACAATCCCTAGCGGATTTACAACAGCATTCAATACAGCAACACAAAACGCTGCCGGAGTCCTCAACCAGCTTGTAACTCTAGCAAATGCAGACATGCAAGCGATTGTTACAGCAACAACTGCCGTAGCTGTGGCAATGACTACTAATTTCAACAAGGGGGCACAAAACGCAGCGGGAATACTAAACCAATTAGTTACATTAGCAAATACAGACTTTCAAACAATAATCACAGGAACAGTTGCCGTTGCGGCTGCTATGACTACTAACTTTAACAAAGGCGCTCAAAACGCTGCGGGTTCTATAAACGCATTAGCCACTAACGTAAATGGAAACATAAAGAATATGATAGCTGCGACAACTGCCTTTGCTGCTGCAATTACTAGTAATTTCGCTAAGGGTGCGCAAAATGCTGCTGGTTCTATGAATGCACTAGCTAATAACGTTAGAGGTAATGTTAGCAACATGGTCAGTAGCCTTAACGCAGTAGTAGGGATGTTTAACCGTATTACAAGCTCGGTTAATAGCGCTATAAGTCAGGTTAATGCATTGAAAAACGCCATTAACTCTATCCCAACATCAAAGACAGTTACTATCAACGTTAACATTATACAACACGTAACCCAGATCGTTCATGTAGTGCCAGTAATAGGCTCGCTTTCAACAGCAGCAGGCGGCGCGTCTATTGCTGCATTACCAGCAAACATATCAAACAGAAGGATATCAGTAGAGGTTAAAGAGCCAACAATTATCAAACTAGATGGTAGAGAACTGGTAAAGGCAATCAACAGAAAGATCCTAGAGATAGATTTGGGGTCAATAGCCTAATGAGTCAATACATATCAGGAATTCCACAGTATACAAACCTATCCGACTATATAGAACCTGCTAGATGCTCTATAGAATTCTGGGATCTAACAAACCTAGAGCAACGTTATTCATATGATTCGTTTAACCCTCCAACATCAGGAGCCTTAGCAGTTCAATGCCGTGTATCGCCGCCAGGAGTTGCAAGCGCCGGAAGCTTCGATATACTTATAGACGATACAGACAAAAGCCTAGACTTTGATGTAACACGTCGAGCTAACATTGTAATAATTAAAGCAAAGAAATATCCAAACCAGGACTATCTAAACCTGATATATGGCCGCACAAAGAAAGTAAAAACGCTTAGACCAGGTGGAAACCAGATACAATACCAGTTCTCAGGCGTAGGCGCTGGTGCTGTATTAGATGACCGTATAGTAAACATACAGAAGATAGCCAACCCTTCGCCATCCACAGACTTCTCACCAGATCCATTCATAAACGATGTAGAAATGCAGACAAACAATCTATTCAAGTCTCTACTATCAGATTCGTCAACATATGTTGTAGGTGACGAAACCATTCAAGAAACATTAAACATGTCAGACGATACGATAAACCTGCTAGACGCTTCCCCAGTTATGACCAGGATTCTAGCTATAAACCAGAAGTATGTTACAGCATCACAAGCCCTACAATCGATGTTAGAAACTGTTG